ATTAATTACAGCACCTAGTGATGGCACAGTTACTACTGCTAAACTAGCTGACAGTTCTGTTTCACTTGCCAAGCTAACAGCAACAGGAACTAAAGATGCTACAACTTTTTTAAGAGGAGATAATACTTTTGCAGAAGCTGGTGGTGGAAAAGTTTTACAAGTTATTTATGCAGTTACAAGTACAGAAGTAAGTGTAACATCATCTACTTGGACAGATGTTGTTTCTGCTTCAATTACTCCAGCATCTTCTTCTAACAAAGTTTTAGTATTAGCTGCTATTGGTGGTTTAAATAGACACTCTGGAGATACAGAACTTCAATTAAGAATATTAAGAGATAGTACGGCAGTTGGAGAAACAAAAGGTTTAAATAATGGTTCTACTAATTTTTTAACAACAGCTGGATCTGCAATAAATGAATTAGATACACCAAGTTCTACATCTGCTCTTACTTATAAAATTCAACTTAATAATAGAGATGCAAATGGTACTGTTACAGCATCTTCAAATGGAGCAGACACATCAATTACATTATTGGAGATAGAAGGATGATAATAGTTAAAGCAATTTTAAAAATTAATTCTAATGCAAAATTTGCAGTTAGAGGAACAGATATAGATACTTGCGAAATTGAATGGCATGATAATACTACACCAATTTCAAAAGAAGATATAAAAGCACAAATACCAATTGTTGAAGCTGAAATAGAACAAGAAAAGCAAAACGCAATAAATAAAAAAGCATCTGGCAAACAAAAACTTTTAGACTTAGGTTTGACTGAAGAAGAAGTGAAGGCACTAATAGGAGTATAATATGGCAATAATTAAACCAAACAATAATACAATATCTGCGATAACTGCTTTACCAGCAGGTGTAGGTGGTAAGGTTTTGCAAGTTGTTCATGGTTCAACTACTACAGCAGTTACATCTTCATCAAGCACAGAAGTAACAACTAACTTAACTGCTCAAATAACACCATCTTCAACATCTAATAAAATTTTAGTTTTTGGAAGTGTAAATGGTATTCAAACAGGATCAGCAACTTCAACTGCTGGAGCTTGGAGAATTAGAAGACATGATACATCTACATCTGCAACATCAGGAACAATTATACAAAGTATAGTAAATTATGGTGGTAATGATAATGCTTCATCTGATAGTCAATATGCTTTAAGTTTTAATCACCTAGATACTCCAAGCACAACAGATGCAAGAAATTATACAATTACATTTAAAAGAAGTTTAGGTAGTGGAAGTGTTCAAGTTCAAAATAATAGTGCAAGTTCAAATATTACATTAGTGGAGATAGAAGCATGATAATCACAAAAGCAATACTTAAAATAAATCCAAACGCAGAAGTATCTGTAAATGGAGAAGATATAAATACTTGTGAAATAGAATGGCACAATGGAACAACACCTATCTCTAAAGCTGATATAGAAGCTAAAATGGTAGAGGTACAAGCAGAGTATGATGCTAACCAATATCAAAGAGATAGAGCAACTGCTTATCCATCAATTCAAGAACAGTTAGATATGCAATACTGGGATAAGGTTAATGGTACAACTAACTGGCAAGATGCCATTGCTAAAGTAAAATCAGACAATCCTAAATCATAATGACTAAAAAAAAAATTACATCAAAAAATTATACTGATATAGCAAATGGAATTAGATTATCAGCTCATGAAAAACTTTGTGCTGAAAGAATGGATAATATTTTAAAATCTATTGAAAGACTTGAAAAAAAAGTAGAAGAATTAAGCGACCATGTTTCTACTGGAAAAGGAATAGTTAAAGTACTTGTTGTTTTAGGTAGTCTTGTAGCAGGTATTATTGGTTATTTTAATTTTAAATGAAATTTATTTTGGTAGTATGGGTTTGTACTTTTACTAGCAATCAATGTAGTCCACCTGTAGAACACAATAAGATATATAACTCATGGAATGAGTGCGTTGTTGAAGCTTACAATTATAGTATTAATTTTCTTGCACAACAGAAAACAGAAGATGTTAATGAATTTAGATTAGCAACTAAATTTTTGTGTAAGGAAATAGAAAATGTTTAAAGGTCATAGAATAATTGTTATTGGGGATGCTCATGATTGTCCTCATATAAAACAAGATAGATTTAAATGGATAGGTAAATATATTAAATCTGTTAAACCAGATTATATAGTGCAAATAGGTGACTGGGCATCATTTGATAGTTTAAGTTATTTTCAAAAAAATCATACTCAAGCAGGTAAACTTAAAGATGCTTTTATGGTAGATATAGATTCTTTAAGATCTTCAATAGATATATTAGATAAATATATTGATAATGATTTAATACCAAGACATATTACTTTTGGTAATCATGAACAAAGAGTTTATAAATTTGAAGAAGGCATACCAGAAATAGCAGGTATGATGAAGAAAGAGCTGCATGATTCTTTTGATAATCGTAAATGGAAACGATCTGCATATGGTGCTTTTAAAAATATAGGTGGTGTATCATTTACTCATTGTCCATTAAATATAATGGGTAAAGAGTATGGTGGTAAAAACTGTGAAGTACAAGTAGCTAATGATGCTACTAATGATATTGTATTCGGACACACTCATAAATTTAGAGATTGGAAAGCCCCTAAAATTGGTGATAAAAATTATGTTAGAATAGTTAACGTAGGATGTGCGTTGCCACATGGGCATGTAGAAGACTATGCTAAGATGAATTTAACTGGATGGTCATGGGGTATAGTTGAACTCGGTATCTGGGACAACCATATACAAGAAAGTCAATTTATATCTATGGATAGACTGGAAAAACAATATGATAACTGATGGTACAAATTTTGCGAAATACAATAATTTTAGCAGCAACGAGTTTAAATGTAAATGCTGTGGAAAATTAAAAATTTCTGAAATAGTTTTAGACTTTTGCCAGGCATGGCGTAATCATATTCAAGAAGGTGTTACAATAACTTCAGCTTATAGATGTCCAGAACATAATAGCAAAGTAAGTTCTACTGGTGACAGTGGCCCACATACTACTGGGTTTGCTGTTGATATAGCAACATCACCACAAAAACAATATGAGCTGCTAGACTTTGCATTACATTGGGATCCAAAACCTACAGGTATTGGTATAGCAAAATCATTTACTCATCTTGATTGGTTAACTGTAGATGTTGATCAGAAGTATGTAGTAAGACCTAACGTATGGAAATATTAATATGTGGTTAAGTGCAATTAAACTTGCAGTCCAAGCAGGATCGCATATATACAAGAAAAAAAAACAAACCCAAATGCTTATGGCAGATGCACAAATGCGTCATGCTGAGCAGATGAGTAGAGGTCAACTTGAATATAAAGCGAAAATTATTGAAAGCAATGATAACGGTTGGAAAGACGAATTTGTACTTATCCTTGTATCTTTGCCTATTCTTTTATTGGGTTGGTCTGTTTTTTCTGACGATCCAGAAATACGTAATAAATTAGATTTATTTTTTGAATATTTTAAGAACCTTCCATATTGGTATCAAGCTATATTCATAGGAGTGGTCAGTGCAATTTATGGTCTTAAAGGCGCTGACATTATGCGTAAAAAATAATGACAAGAAAAACCAATACAATATTAATTGGATTACTTGGTACAATACTTATGGGTTTAGCTACATGGACTCTTGTTACTCTTATAGAGCTTCAATTAACAGTAACTATGATTCAATCTGATTTAATGAGTATTGATAAACAATTTGGTAGAGTTTATAATTTTATTGATTCAATTAGATAAAAATAATGTGGTGTGTAATTTGGAAACAAGATAATCTTTATAAAATGTTTACAAATTTAATATTTGAATCTGAAAAAAAAGCTATTGAATTTAAGAATCAACAGAAGTCTATGCGAAAAGCTCATGATTGTAGAGCTGTACCCTATATGTATAATTATTTTAATGGAGTAAGCAATTTAGACCATTTAAATGGCTCTGAGAAGCCACAGGATAGCTAAATAGACCACATTCGGTATCATTGGGTATAATATATATAAAGGCTGTGTGTGTAGCTCTATGACAGTTTATTGCCTGTTTCAACAAAATGATCTGATTCTAGCTCAGCTAAAGCTCCTTGTAGAAGATCTATAGCAAATTTCTTATTATTATAGTTAGAAGCTATCTGCATTACATTAGATACCAAAGCTACTTGAGCTGCATCTATAGTATTACCTTTAAGTAAATCAATAGTTACAGTATCAGCAATGTTATCAAATAAAGTTATTACTTCTTTGTTAGATACTTTTCTTGATTTAAATATATCTCTTAAGCATATTATTGTTTTCATAAAGTAAGGTTATTATGAAATTCGGAAGCTTACACCTCACATAAAAAAAAGTAAACACCAAGTAGAGTAAACCATGACAGGTGTATATTACTATTTAACCTTACTGGACTACTTGATGTTTACATAATAATTACTTAATTAATGAGCAGGTCTTAAGCTGTAATGAAGACTAGTATCTAATTACATACAGGTTCTAGCTTACCTATTTGTCGTCACAAATTTTATATCTGTAGGCGTACTCAATTCAAAGTTTTATTCATACGCCTACAGTTCACAACAGATGTAGTTACATACTACGTGTTAATTATTAAAAGGTAAATTAACTTAACCTATTAAAACTGGTCATCAAAATCATCTGTAGTCGCAGACTGTGAAGTCTTAGTAGCAGATGGTTTGTCGCCAACCATTTTAATGCTTCCTGTAAATCGAGGTACTACAACCTCAGTTACAATTCTGTTTTGATCGTTAGAATCTTTAAATTGTCTGGTTTCTATTTCACCATCAACATATAATAAAGTTCCACTCTTGGCATACTTTTGCATAGTATCTGCAAGTCTTGGATCCCACACTACAATTTTATGCCATGTAGTTTTCTCTTGCCATTCACCATCTTTAGTTTTGTATTTTTTATTAGTAGCTAAAGATAGATTAGCAAAAGACTCACCTTTTTTAGTTTGTTTTATTTCTGGGTCTGCTCCCAGTCTTCCTATCAACATTACTTTGTTTATCATTGTTTAACTCCTTTGTATTGATTACGGTTATGTTAGTTGGTTTAGCATCAAACTTAGCTTTCATTTCTTGTACATATTTGTTGTTATCAAACAAACCAAGAAACACATCAGCACTGACACCAAGATGACTAAAACCTTTGGTCATAGCATCAGTCATTGCTTTCTTTGGTGCTTCATCATCTAGCCCACCATTCTTTTTGTACAATGCTTGTACTGAAGATACTGGCCCATATTGATTCCATTCTAAGTTAGGTTCTTTTCTGTATCTTATTGTTACTTCTGCAAACACATTTTTATCTGTGTATGTATAGTCAACATGATATGACCAACCCAAACCTACTGGACCAAACATACCAGTCATAACTTGTATCTGATACATTGGATCTATAGTAGTTAGTTCTTTACCACCAAATTTAGAAAATGCTTTTGTATATTTAGGATTAGTATTTTTTACTTGATCCCATAACCAAAAATGTTCTTCTTTTCCTGTTCTCATTATATACCTTTCTGTGTGTATTGATTATTAATATGAGTTTTACTTACTATATAAACATATGCAGAACGCTTACTTGCATTCTTACGTTTATCTTTTCTTTCTATCTTATCTTGTTTATATAATTCAGTTACTCTTGGTCTTACAGTAAATGAAGATAACCCTAATAGGTCAGCTATTTCATCTGCTGTTGCTCCAAAGTTACCTTTGTTTGCAATAACATTAAATACTTTAGCTCTTATAGTATCAGCACCTTCTTTTAATAGTTCGGCAGCTTCTACTGAAGTATCAACTTTCTGACTGCCTGGTGAGTAAGGGTATGATTTCTCTACCATTGTTATGCTCCTTTATCTGTTCGTTAAAATTATTAAAGTCAACAAAATCTGGTGGTGGTGTTTTGGTTTGTACTAAATGCCAAAACAATATTTCAGCAGATTCTAATTGATTTTGAAATTCTTTATCTGGTGTTACTTCAACAAGTCCCCATTTCATATTACCAAAGAACATAGATAAATACATTTTATCTGCACCATATATCATAAGGTAATGTTGTATTTGTGCTTTGTATTTTTCTGCTGTTTTGATTTCATTAGTAAAAGCATTGGTATGTTTACATTCTAGTAAAGCTTTTTTTTCTTGAAGGACACCATCTATATTGCAATACATAAATGGATATTTTTTAGATTTAATAAAGACTTGTTCACCTACAACTTTAATGCCAGTTTGTTTTTCAAACCAGCGAATGTTAAAGTCTTCAGTATGCACTCCCATTTGTACTGGTAAAACATTTGAGAGATCATCTGACTCTTTCTCTCCAATTTTTTCTAGATACAAATCGTGCCAGTCACCATTGTAAAGCCTGGTGGCATCTGATCCACCTATGCCTGTCTTACGATCAAAATCTTTATTCATTTATTTTTCCTTTCAATGTCTTCAATCATGTTGTGTAGTTCTGTCTGTATATATTTTAATTCAGCTATACCAAGTAATCCTGCAAGATTAGTTATAACTTCTATTCTTTTTTTCTGTAAAGCTTGATGTTTATTTCTTGATTGTATTTCTTGTATAGTTTCATTTTGTTCTGCCATTATTTACCTCTATATATATTTCGGAAATTTAAACCTACTCGAGTTGCACCCTTTCGTTTTATATCTTCCCATTTCTTTTGTTCTATTTTTTTATGTTTTCTTCTTAAACTATCTAATTGTTGTAAAATTTCTTTTTCCATTTTACCTGATAACAATTTAGTAGCAAAGTCAGTATATATCTTATCATTATACTCAATAGTTTTATAAAATTTAAGTAATGACATGTACCATGCTTGTTGTCTTACATGATAAGGTGTGTAGTCTATTTCAACTTTGGGTTTCTGTTTTTTCATTTGTAGATGTTCCTTCTCCTAAACCTTCTAGTGCTGCTTTAACTTTAATTTTATCTGCATCTAATTCCTTAAATTCAGATTTAATTTTAGTTAAATAGTGAATAGCATCTAATAGTTCTTCGATTGTTTCATCTACCCATTCGGAAGTAGGTCTTTTGTTTTCAGACATAGTCTTCCCAAACTTCTCCATACCTTGAACGTGTCTGTCAATAGTTTTTTTGATTACATCATTTACGATAGGATCGTCTGTTATATCACCAGGATTAAACTCTGGATTAACTGTCATGTTTTACCTCTTTTTTTTTAATTACAATTTCGGCATCTAGTGCTTCTGCCCAACAACAGAATAACCAGCCACTTGGTTTTCTTATACCACACTCCCATTTTGATACAAGTCCTTTAGCTACACCTAATATTTCATCCATTTCTAATTGAGAGATACCCATGTCTTTTCTTATTTTAACAAACTGGGGTATCACTTGATTATGAAACTGTTCACCTAGTGCCTTATTTGTCATAATTACTAGGTATATGTATATTTAGGTAGCTGTCAACTAGATATGGTAGTGCTGTTCATTACACTATTAGGAATAAAATAACCTAATGGTTTCTTTGTATATTGTGCTATTTTACCTAATTTAGTTATTGATACTTTGTTGGTAGCTCTTTCATACTTTTGAATTTGTTGAAAGGTACAACCTGCAGCTTTAGCTAATTCTGTTTGAGTCATAACTCTATGTTCAAATGTAGTATGTCTAGCATGTTTAATTTGTTTACCAATATAAGTATATAGTTCTTGTTCGTTATACATTTCCTTTTCTCCTTGATGCTTCTAATGTTCTCCATATTTCTATTTTCATTTCGGCAGTTCTTCTTTTGTTTTTTAATTTAAGAAGATCTATATTGAGAGCATTAATTGTTTTAATTGAATTAACATAACTTTCGGAAGCGTAAAAATTTTCAATAGCTTTTGATACAGCTACATCAGATTGATTTACATAACTACCTTTGTAATGTTTAATCATATCTCGCTGATACTCTACCTCTGCCATATGTTCAGCAAAGGTAGTATCAGTTTCAGCTAGATAATTTATTTCATTATCTATATCCATATTACTTACTTTCTAATTGTAGAAACTCTTTAGGTGCAGCTACTGGTACACCAGAAGCTTTGAATGTTTGACCTAAATGTTTCCATACATCTTTTATATCTCTACCAGAATATAAAACATTTTTAGCTTGTTCTTCAAGTAAATCTAAATCATGTTTTACTTTAAATTTAGGTAATTTAGATACAGCTACTTCTGTTTCTTGTTTACATGCTTTAGTTAAATAATGTTCTATATTGTCATATTCTTTAATTTCTATAGACATTCTGTCATTATAGTTACCTTTCCATCCTCTGATAGAAGACCAAGAGTTCATTTTAGATTCAAGTTTATCACCTGCTGCTCTTTTAGCTGCAAATAATTTAGCTTCATAAGATTCTTTTTGCTGTTGAAACTTTCTAAGTTTATCATCAGCTTCTTTAAAAGCTTTTATTTCAGCTTTAAGACCTAACTTTTCAACAAATGATTTATAATTTTTATCAGTTTGTTTTTGAGTAACAGCTTCTATTTCTGATTCAATGTTTTGTCTTCTGTGTCTAAATTTATCTCTGATAAGACAATCAAGATAGTTTAGTTCATTACTTCTTATTGGTTTCATCTTTACCTTTCTTTTTAGTTTTAGTTGTTTTAGTGGTAACAGTTTTTTGATTAGCAAAACTATTTACCCATTTTAAGTACTCTTTCTTTTCTTTTGGTTTCACTTAAAATACCTCTTTCTGTTCTTTAAATACATTACCTGTATGATATGTATCTGTTTCTGTATGTTCATAACCATCATCATCAAAGTCACCTGTTTCTGTATTGATAGTAACAGTACCACGACAAGAATACTCTGAAGCAAATGAATAGTGTTGATTTAATCTACCATAATCTGAATAGATTAAACCTAAGAAATGATCATCATCAAATTCAGTATCTTCATCATTCATAACTTTGTTCCATTCTACCATGACTTTGTCTTCACCTTTGTAAAAGACACATTCATCAAATGTACCTTCGTCATGACCACCTTCATAAGCAATAGTAATTTTAGTAATACCATGTTTATGTAAAGCTTTAAGTACGTCTTCAATCTTTTCCAACATTTTTATATCCTCTTATCATCCATTGTGTTGCTCGTATTTGTACTGCCCAATCTTGAAAACTAGGAATCCAACCTAGATCTTCACGAATGTGTTGCTCGGCAATAAGTCTGACAGGAACAACTTTACCATCAGAATTTGTAATAGTAGTACCAAACTCTTTTTCGGCAGCAAAACAACCTTCAGCATGATGTCGTAATGCTCTATGAGTATAGTGTGCAACAATCTTTTTTGATTCATCAAACCAGTCATGTATAGGTTGGTAGTCTGTAGTTTTACCACCCCATTTTTTTACTGATGATTTAGAATGATAATAACAATTAGCCATTAATCTCCTTAAGTTTGAATTTTTGTTTTTTAACAATAGCAACAGTTCCAGCTATATGGTCGCCAGGCATACAGTGAAAACCTGTTTTTTCTTGCCAAGCATACCAAGCTTTAGTTGCTCTTTTGTTTGGGTAATTTATATTTTTTAGTTTAGATTCTTCATCACAATACATATCAAATGTTTTATCTTCATCATTATAACCTTGTATGATTTCAATTAATTCACATCCAATAAGTTTATATAATTCTGAAAAAGTAGGTTTTTTTTCAAACACATGAATGTCTTCATTATCGTTATCTTTCCATAAGATCACGTTATACATTTTCTACCTCATCTAAATATTTAATTACTAGATTTCTTACTAATGTAGCTTTAGCTATATTATGTTTAACACAATATTTATCTAATCTTTCGTATGTTTCTGTACCTAATGATAAACCAAACATACCATACTTAATTGTGTTAGCATTTCGTCTTCGTTTTTTTGGTATGCTGTTTAATATATCTCCAACTTCAATTGTTTTCATTTTTATCCTTTGTTATTGTTTGTTTAATAAACTTTACATAATGGTTACAAATATCAAAAATTAAGCCAGTGAAGTATAAACACCAACTTAATCCAGATAATATGGCTATTAAAATATATTTCAAAAAGCCAAAAAACTTAGGTATTACCCCCTCTACGTTTGTGCGTAGATTTTTTGCTTTTTCTTTGATAACGGACTTCATGTAGCTATACCTTTCATAGTTATTTCTTTCTTTCTGTTTATATAAAAAGCTATCTCATTTCTTGGGATAGCTATGTGCGTTGCTTATATCCTACAAGTGCAACGCTAAACTTGCTGTTTAGATTGAGGGAGGGAGCAATATAACTAACAATATTAACTAATCCTCAACACTAGGATTCTCTAATTCATACAAAGCTACTAAATGTTTTAATCTTTCGTTTAGTTTGTAACACTTAATATCTTTGGTATTTTTATAAGCTAAAGCTTCTTGTTCTAAAAAATATAGTTTTAGTATTTCTTGTAAATCAAATACTTCTTTAAAACTTATTTTGATGTTGAGATACTTTGTAGTCGTATCTTGCTTCTTCTGCATTAGATCTATGCTCCTCTATGTCGCCTGGAGAATCTATTCCTAGTCTTGTTATACCAGCAATAAATTCATCCATTTCAATTCTGCATTCTGCATAATCAAATTGCAACTTGGCTAGTTCATCTATTATATGTTGTTTGTATGCTGTCATTTATTCCACCATTGTGTTTTAGTTTCTTCATTCTTAACAATTTTGTAAGGTAATTCAACCTTGTTTGGCATATGCTTTGATATAGCAAAGAACAAACCTAGAATGATTCTAATTGGCAACATGATTGCAATCCAAATCCATTTGGCAGCAACATTCATTAGCCAGTTTTGTAGTTTATTTAACATAGTTTTCCTTTCTGTTAGTAATTAATTCTTTTTCAGCAGCATCATACAGTGCACCCTCTTGCTTTGCTAATTCATTTAACATTTTATAAGCTTTAGTGTCTTGCATATTATTTCCATGTAATAAAAACAAAGCTTCCATTACTGCATTATGATACTGGCTTATTAAGTCTATAGTGTTTTTCATATTATCCTTTTATTGTTAGAGTTTCGGCAGCAACGCCCAATGATTTTCAACGCCGAACGTTTTGAAAATAGGCTGTAACGATAAAAAAAACCCAGTACCCTGTTAAGAGTACCGGGTTTGATTGTTTATTATTACTTACCTAGAGCTTCTTTTAGTCTAGTCATATTGTATTCTTTCATCTGTTTAGTCACATCTTTGACAGGAGCTTTGCTTTGAGGCATAAACTTCTTACCAAAGGTAGTTTCATAACATAGAAGAAACTCATTCAATATAGACTTAGCTCTTTTGATATTAACTTCTTGAGCATCACGTCTAAAGATTAACTTGTCAACATTTAGCTTAGTGATCTCATTACCAACATCTTCTCGTAACGCAGTCTGCATAAGATCTTTTGTCTTATCTAGACTTTTGATACATTGCTCATGATGTCTTTGGAATACACCAATAATACTATTAGCATTCCATTCAGCTAACATTGACCAATCTGGATGATCAGCAAATGGTGATATAACTGTATTGAAAAAGCCAGTAACACCAGCTTTCATATCAACACAATCTAATACATCTTGCATGTCATCTAGTCTGCTATCTGAATAATCTTGTTGATTTAATTCACTACCCATCATATCTAACTCCTTTAGTTATATTATTTATTTCGCTATCTATTTCACTAACTTTATCATAGTCAGCTTTAACTATAGCTTCTTCTTTTAACATTGATAACTCAACAACTCTTTTTCTATCGTGTTCATCTGTTATCAACTCATAGTATTTAACGTACTCCATTGTAACCTTTCTGTTATCGTTTACTTTATAACCGACATGGCATAACGCATGTGGTTAAGGTGTGCAGTCATCATGAGGCAAAGCTTAATGATACAGTGCGACACAACGCACCCGAAGGGGAATCACCTTTAGGTGAGGCGTTGATGTCCCTTGCACTGTTCATTAAGGCAAACTCATGATACAAGCACATTAATCCACGTGTGTGGGGGGGACCCATAGCAATAGTGAGCAACAGCGAACGGTTTCTTTAGAAAATTGCGTATGGGGTTGTAAGCGTTGCCTTTGGCAACTCTATCAGAGCAATCCAGAGGATTGATCAATGCGACCAGGATCGTTACCCTTTAGGGACAAGACCGAAGGGCTTGGGTGCTTTAGCACTAGAGCCTGTAAGTCGCTATACAAGATATAGTTATGTGAGTTTCCAATACTACTAAAGTCCTGTTATTTCTCTTGACACAATGAAATTAAATATCTACGTACCTATAAGGGTAGAATAAATAAGTGTTATGAAAAATGATCTTACAGAGAAACAACGAAGCCTAGTAGATACTATCGTAGCTACTGGGTGTAGTATCAAGGAAGCTGCCGAAAAGGCAGGATATTCAAGTAAAGGAAGCAAAGAAGCAGCGAGAGTAAGTGCTTCTCGCACACTACGTTTACCAAAGGTACAACAGTATATGCAACAACGGATTGCACAAACTCTTGGACTTGGCGCAGTAAGTGCGAGTAAAAGACTTATCGAGCTGTCGAGTGGAGCTAAGAGTGAATATGTTCAGCTAGAGGCTAGCAGAGATATTCTCGATAGAGTAGGATTGAGAGCACCAGATAAGGTATCTCACAATATACAGGGGGATATTAAGATTAATATTGATTTAACGTGAGGCGTTGGTATGCACCCACACATCTACGACTAGCAGAGTCGGAGGGTGGGGGCAAAAATCATCAGCCATAGCTGACGAGGCGAGTCTCACAGACAACAGGGTTCAAAAAGGTACACATGGCAAAGCAGAAGTTCACACATTTTATACCACGAGATAAGCCTAAGAAAAGACGAGGAGTTCATACTAAGAGTCAGAACAAATCAGCCAAAAGGCAGAAGAAACAAACTAGGTACAAAGGGCAAGGGCGTTAGCATTGCTAAGTGCGTTTCAAAAATTTTTTTAGTTCTATAAGGTTCTCCCTTCCAACAAACAAAGGAGAGAACATGAATTACAAAGTAAACATATGGCAAAATGATACTCTCAAAAGAGAGATTGTATATTCAGCTGAAAATGATATACAAGCAATACAGATGGCTAGTGCTGCAACACCAGATGGATGCAGATCAACATACGAACAAGTAATGGAGGAACAATGCCCTACGGAAAAGGAACCTACGGTTCAAAAAGAGGAAGACCTGCTGCAAAAAGCAAGTTAACAGGAAAACAGAAATCATTACCAGAAGCTCTGAAAAAAAAGATCATAGCTAAAATGAAAAAGAAGTAATGGCGACAAAGAAAGAAAAAGAACATATGAGGTGGGTGGCTGAGCTTGGTTGCTATTGCTGTGAACGACCAGCTAACCTACATCATATAAGACCCCCTGGAACTGGCATAGGAAGGCGTACAAGCCACTTCCACGTAATTCCGTTATGTCATGACCATCATCAAGGAAAGTTCTCTATACACATGGCTAAGAAGGCTTTTGAAGAAAAGTATGGTAAAGAAACTGAAATATTAGAAATAGTATTAGAAAGGGTAGAGCAATTAAAATGTCGTTCCTCAATAATTTAAGTTTAAAAGATAGAAAAAGATTAAGAACTATTGTTAAGAATACACATCTTAAACATTATCCAACACATATGATAACAGACTATGAAGCTGATAAACTTGTAGAAGCTTTTGGTGAAGAAACCATATACAATCTGTTAAAAGCAAATGTTGGTGTAAATGTCGATTAATTTTAAATACAAACCAGAAGGCGATACTCTAAAAAAATTTATGAAGTCTGACGACTTCTTTAGAGGACTTCGTGGGCCAGTAGGATCTGGTAAGTCAGTTGCTTGTTGTATTGAAATCTTTAGACGAGCTTTATTACAACAAAAAAATGCAGAAGGTAAAAGAAAATCTAGATGGGCTGTAATTAGAAATACTAATCCACAGCTTAGAACTACAACAATCAAAACATGGTTAGATTGGTTTCCAGAAGATACTTGGGGTAACTTTGCCTGGAGTGTTCCTTATACTCATAGAATCTTAGTTGGTGAACTTGATGTAGAAGTTATCTTCTTAGCTCTTGATAGACCAGAAGATGTTAAGAAATTACTATCATTAGAATTGACTGGCGTTTGGGTTAATGAAGCAAGAGAAATACCCAAATCAATTATAGATGCTTGTACTATGAGGGTAGGAAGATTTCCTAGTATGAGAGAAGGTGGGGCTAGTTGGTATGGAGTTATAGCAGATACCAATGCACCAGAAGAAGATCACTGGTGGCCGATCATGGCAGCAGATGTACCTGTACCAGATCACATCTCTCGAGATGAAGCTTTAATGTTAATCAAACCAGACAACTGGAGTTTTTATACTCAACCTCCTGCTTTGCTAGAAAACAAAGGGAAGGATGGATTAATAACTGGTTATGAAGATAACAAAAAATCAGAAAATAAAAAAAACCTAACCGACAAATATTATGAAAATATTATTAGAGGTAAAACAAAAGGATGGATAGATGTTTATGTTTTAAATAAACTAGGATCTATTGAAGAAGGTAAACCTGTATATCACAGCTTCAAAGATGAATTACATATAACAAAAGAAAAAATAGAATTAATACCTGGACAACCAATATGGATTGGAGTTGACTTTGGATTAACTCCTGCTGCAGTCTTTGGTCAAAGAACTACTACAGGTAAATGGAATATATTAAATGAGCTTGTTTGTTTTGATATGGGTGTAATTAGATTCTCAGAATTACTGAGAGGAGAGATTGCAAAATCATACAAAGGATATGAAGTTATGATCTATGGAGATCCTGCTGGAGATTTTAGATCACAGACAGATGAAAGAACTCCATTTCAAATAATGAGGAATCATGGATTAAAAGCTATACCTGCACCATCTAATGATGTTGCTTTAAGAATAGAAGCTGTTGATTCTACACTATCAAGATTAGTAGATGGATCACCAGGATTTATTATGAGTACAGAATGTATAAA